AGGTGAGTATATTAAGAAGGAGGTGAGAGTTTACCTTTTAGGTCAACCTAGGGTATAAAGAAGGAGGTAACTACGTCATACCCCCTCGTCAAACCAATTTTAAAGGCTTTAAAAGAGCCTTTGAATGTAATTATACCCCTTTCTTTAAACAAGGCTTAGAATAGCCTTTAAACAGCGATAAAAGAGGTCACACCTCTTTAGAAGGTTTGGCACAAGTGGTATTTAGTGGTACGAGGACACCTTTAAGTTTTAGGGTGTAAAGAGGTGTTTTTTGACCTCTTAGACCCTTTTAATTCCTTCAAGGGTATCCTTTAGGTTGAGGGGGAATAAAAGGGGAAAAAGTCTTTAGAAGGTAAATAATTTGGGTTATATTTCAGATAAAATGAAATATGAGGTAAAAGGTCTAAAATAGGTGTAAATTATGATGAAAATAGGTTTAAATGGACTTAGTTAAAAATCGTTAGGTTGGGATTTTTCAATAGCTGTAATATATGATATAATAATAAAGAACCTTGGTAGGTGGTATCTATCAAGGTCTTTTTTGCGTTTAAGTGTTAATTGAGGGGAATAAAAGGGGAAAGGTTTTCTAGTTTTTCACGGAGGTTGTCCTTCATGTTGTTAGTTACATGAGTATAAATCTCAAGGGTAGTTTGGGTATTGGCATGACCCAGTCTTTTAGAGATTACCTTAATTGGTATGCCTTGTTCAATAAGAAGGGCAACATGGGTATGTCTGAAGATATGTGATTTCAGTCCAATTTTAGATAAGTGGTACGATATAGTGTTATACGAGATATCGAATATGAATTCCTTCTGGGTTATGAAGTCTTTAATAATGTTGAGGGTATTTGAGGAGACTTCAATGTTTCTAATAGATGTCAACGTTTTGGGTGCTGTAAGGGTATCGAATTGGGTTTTGGTTTTGGTGATATTGATAGTTTTATTTTCAAAGTCAACATCTTGAGGATTAAGTGCCAACACTTCTCCTACTCGCATACCAGTGTATAATTGGATAATAGCAATACACTTAACGGTATTATTTTTGATTTTATTTAGGGTTGGTTGAATTTCGTCTTTTTCGAGGAACTTCACTTTTTGTATTTCTTGTGCCTTTTCGTCTTTTGTTGGTATATATTCGAGGTGAACCTCAAATGAATTGAGGTGATATTTCTTGATATATTTAAAGAAGTTGTTGAGTATTGCAACCTTCACTTTAAGGGTTTTGAATGAGTGTGTATTTCTGTATTCGATTATTTTACGTTCGTATTTAAGTTTAGTGATATCCTTCAAGATTTCATCATTGGGTATTAATTCCAAGGTTTTTTTGTAAAGAAGGAAAGTGTGAGGGGTTAGGGTATCCTTCTTAAGTTTTAAAAAGTCGTCTTTGAGGGGCTTAACGACCTTATTAGTTGGATCGGTATTTAGAATTTCATTGATACGATGATTAAGTTCTTCTAGGGCTTGTTTCTGGGTAGCTCGGGTTTTATTGGCTTTAGTAACGGAAATACGTTTGGTATTACCTTTCAAATCTTTGAAGGATTGGATGTATTTGAATTTACCATTTTTTAATTCTTCTATATACACTTGAGGTCACCTCTTTTTCTTCATAACAATTACATCTTAATTTCTTCGCCATTAGCCTTCATAATGCTAATATTGAAGGTTTCGAATGCTTTACGTTTTTTTGCCCTTTCAACTTCGTCTTGGAGGAAGAGGTCAAGTTGTCTAAGGGTATTGATTACGAAGGTTTTGTTATGAGGTTCAAGAGGGTATCCTTCATATTCAATTTCAATAGCTGGTTTTAAGGTATTGACCGTCTCTTTAATTAGTCTTTTCAAATCAAGGGTTATTTGTCCATAATAATTTTCTTCAATTAAATCAGCTTTATCGACATTGAAAAAAGCTGCTATTTCATCTAATTTAGAAATACGAGGGTAAGTACGTCCGTTGACCCAGTCGAGTACAGTGGTATACTTCATCCCTGTTTTGTCAGCGAAATCACGGTAATTCATACCGTTTTGTTTAATTAAATGCTTGAGGTTCTTTGCAAACACTTCTTTGCTTGTTGTTGTTACATCGGGGTATTTAGTTAGCTTTTTCATGGTATTCTCCTTTCTTCAAAAACATATGAAAATTAGGTTTAAAACTACCTTACTCACATAATACTATAACAATAAGGTTTTTGTCAATACTTTTATTTAACATTTTTAAAGATTTTGGTCAAAAAGATAATTTTTTGACATATTTACAATATTTTGAAGTTTTATCCATTTTTTTATTGACAAAAAAACAGAAATGCGTTATTATTATATTATAAATAGAAGGAGGTTGGATTGTATGGATTTTGGGGGCAAAAAATACAATTTGAAGGTTTTGAGGGTATTAAACAACCTAACGCTAAAGGAGGCGGCTGTTAAATTAGGTGTTTCTCCAACTACGCTGAGTAATTGGGAGCGCGGTTTAACATACCCCGATGTAATGAATATAAAGAAAATCGAAGAGATTTACAACGCACGATATCAAGATATCGATTTTTTAAACGTTAATAAAACGGTACAACCGTAGTAATACACAAGAGATGGGGGTTTAAAAGGTGGTAAATGAGGTGATTTACAATGCTTTTGAGGATCGGTTCAACAACCCAGATGAATGGGTTGAAAGAACTGAACTAGCAAGGGTATTGGGTTTAGACAAGTCGAAAGACAAGTTTAACAAGTATTTGAAGGATATCGAAAAGTTAGATGATTCGTATCTTTACGTGCAAGGCACTTTAAACACTAATAAAGTATTTAACAAAAAGAGGGTATACAATTACATTAATCATATTAATAGGTTGAGAGATAGAGGGTGTTAAAAATGAGTATAAGTGGGTTTAGGTTAAAGTTTTTAAAAATTATAATTTGCATGCTAGGGTTTGGAATCGGGTATTTCGCAAATTTAAGTGAGCTGCAAATAGTTGGGGTAGTACTAGGTTTAGCACTAGTAGTTAATTTTTTGAGTGAATAAATAAATAATAAAAAGAGGGTAACGGAGGATTTTAAAATGAACAATGAGGTTTTTAAGTTTATTCCAGGATTTGACAAGAGATACGCAATTAACAAAGATGGTGCGGTGTTATCGTTTTGTGATAACAAGATAAGGTTGATTAAGCCTTACAAAGCTGGCAAAGGGTATCTAAGGGTAACATTACATAAAGAAGATGGAGGCTGCGTTAAGGAATACGTCCACAGGTTAGTAGCAATGGTTTTTATCCCACCTGTAGTTGGTAAGAAATATGTTAATCATAAAGACGGGGTAAAAACGAATAATCATATTGACAATTTAGAGTGGTGTACGCAATCCGAGAATGTAAGGCATGGACTTGCTTTAAGAAAGCTAAAGGTGGGGGTAATTACAACATGTTAATTGCTGAGGTGAGAATTAAAGGTTTCGAGGGTAACTTAAGTGAACGAATTCATCTATATCGAACAGATATCGAGAATTTAAAACGTGGAGATGTGGTGTTGGTATTTGGTCGATATGGCTTGGAACTCGCTTTATTTGAAGGTTACTTTGAAGGAGAGCGAAAGCCAAATGGCTACATTGTGGATCGGGTATCTGGTAAAAGAGTTGAGACTAGGGTTAACGAGCAAAAGAGGTTGCTTGAGTTGGCTTTAAAAGCTGAATTTGAAGATAAATTACAAGATTTAGAGATTCTGTAAGATTAAATGGAGGTAGAAAACAATGGAGAGAAAAGTAATGACAATGGAAGAGATATATATGAGTGTTTCGAAGGAGGAGGTTGAGGTTAAAAGTCCTCAACCAAAACCTGAGCCAAAACCTAAACCAACAAGGGTATATCCTTCGTTAAACGAGGTTAAGGAAGAAGTGATGAAGGAGCTACGTGAAATCACAAGAGGCGGCGACCTTGAGGGTATTTTTGAAGATGATGAAGATGAAGAGTTTGAAATTGAGTATTTTCAAACCGATGAAGTCTTTGAAGATGAAGATGAAATCACTTCAAATGCTGATTCTGACTGCTTTAATGAGATTTTGGAAAAACATTTAGGTGAACTAGACTTTGACGCTGCTAACGCAAGTGAGGTCTACGAAGGGTATGTTAAAGAGATGGAAGGGTTAGGTTTAAATTATTTAAGTGAAGATGAATTTATGGAGATCGTTCAGACGGATTTCAAATAAAAATTTTTCTCCTACAGCCCCAAGGGTTTCGGGGTGTTTTCAGGCTAAATTAAGTGTGAGTTATGTTTTTTTCTTAAAATAAAATTACACAAGGGTATCAAACCCCTTGATACTTAAGGGTTTTGAAAAGAATATAAAAATTTAAAAACCTTCATAAATAAATAGCTAAAATCTTACAAAACCTTGATTTAATAGGTTTTTAAAACCTAAATAGAGTTTGAAGGGGTATTGAGAGTTTGAATTATAAGTATATGAGGGATAAAACATAATTGATGACTTGTTAAATAATATTAAAAATACAAGCCGGGGAGGTGGGAGACTCTTTAATTCTCCCACACACCGAGTTGGCAACGCTTTTTTTAAAAGGTAAAAATTTAATTAAAATAAAATGAATGGAGGTCTACAAGATGTTAGACAAAACTTTAAAAGTAAAAAGAACCAAAGCCCAGCAGTTAGTGTTGGGTCTTGAGACAGACCTAGGAGGTCTAGCAGGATTAATGGTTGTGTTAACCGATTATAAATCAGCAGGTGTCGCTGGGTTACAAGAAGAAAGGGTAATGGGTTGGTTACTGAATAAAATGAGATTTCAGAAATCGGTATTACTGAGGAAACAAAAAGACATTTATGGGTTTTTAGAAGGATATGAGTCATTTACCTTCGTGTACTGGAGGGATGTGAAGGACTGCTTAGTAGTTAGAAGACCTCAAGAGGTCAATTCAACAACCCCTTCAACCCCTTCGGTATTTAAAGTAAGGAGGTACACAAGAAGGAGTCCTTCAATAGACCTTTCTAAATCAACCTTACTTTCTTTAGACAGCAATGAAGTCAGGGTATTGAAGGATGCCTTAAGCTATGGTCTTTTGAGGGATGATTTCAAAGTTAAGATAAACCACAGGTTACATTTAGTTGATTTAATTAACGATTTAAGTGAGGTTTACAAAGCCTTAGAGGGTATGTCCTTAGCTGATATATTTGAGGTTGACCTAAGCCTTGGAATAACAGAGGGCTTAAGCAAAGGGTTAAACAGGGTATTCGTAGAGGATTTAGCTAGAGAAGGTCAACTTGAATGTTCAAATAATGAAGGAGTTGCCCTTCATATCGAGAAAACCCCAGAGGGTATGCTAGAAATAGAAGGCTTTAAGTTAGTTGGGTTTTATAGTTTTTTCGAATAATGGAAATAAGGAGGTAGTTGCTAAAGATGTGTAGAAGTTCGAACGATAAAAAGAGGGTATTTTTAGAAGGTGTTGGTTACTTAATGGATAGAATAGAAAGTTTAGAAAGGGTATTAAAAGCCGAGGAAGCTCGTAAGGTTGGAGTAAGTGCAATTGACTATTCGAAGGAGCAATTGAAGGGTGGCTTAGGGAAAGGTGGTATTGAGTCTTTAATTGACAAGACTGACCGATATAAGAAGGATATTTACTTAACATGTGTTGAGTTAGTAAAAAGGAAAGACCAAGTTTTTGCATGTATAAATGAGGTTGCTGACCCTCGGTATTCATTACTGCTAACCTTGAGGTATATCGAGAGGTTAGAATGGGGTGAGGTTGAACAAATCATGGGGTTGACAACTAACTCAAGGAATGTTTACCATGCCAAAGCCCTTGGGGTATTGAGGTTACCTGAGGATAATAAGGTAAGTGAGGTCAACGAGGGGTTAGCTTAGGTTAAGGTGTACCTTCATTAAGCAAGGGTATTAATAATTGAATATATAGAAGAAATAGGCTTAGAGGTATATTATTGGTATTAATTAAAGCCTATTATTTTTTATATTTGAGGAGGTCTTAGGCATTTACTTCTAATCAAGGATAGTTCGAGAGTATAAACATTTTTAACTAAATATAAAGATTTTTAATTAAATATAAACATATATAAGTCAAGATGCGGTAATATAGTAGTATGAAGATTTGACGAGGTAGTTAGTCCATTCATTTTATTTTTAGTTAAAGTTTCTACCTTCATAGTTAAGAAAAGAGAAAATCAAGTTGTACATTTTTATTCATTGTTCGTTCATAAACCCTCGTCTAGTCTTCTTTATTAATAGAGTGTTAACTGCACTCTTTTTTTGTTGTATATGAGGGTTATAAGTATTTATAGGAGATTAACAAGGAAGTTGAGAGAAAAACCCCCATGGTACTTGAAATCTTAGAGGGGGTATGGAGGAGAACACCATGCGTGTAGATAAGACCGGGGCGCATCGCACCGAGTTCGAGAAGAATAAGAAACGAATATTGAAAACCCAAAACACATGTGGTATTTGTGGTCATGTAGTTGATAAGAAGGTAAAGTTTCCTGACCCTTTAAGTCCAGTGATAGACCACATAATTCCAATAGCTAAGGGAGGACATCCTTCAAGTCTTGACAACTTACAGTTGGCACACATGCAGTGTAACAGGCAAAAGTCAGATAAGTTCTTTGCAGGTGGACAAGCTAAAAAGACTGAGGTGATTGGCAACAGGAACTTGCCACAAACTCTTGATTGGGTATCATATAAGGGGTGAATAGCAAAAAATTAGTAAAAATAGCAAAAAACACGAAAAAAGGCAAAAAAAGTGCAAAAAAGGCAAAAAAGTGCTTAAAAACGTTGATTTATCAAGGTTTTAGATTAAAATTTAGTTGAAAAACGTTGATTTTCAAGGCTGGGGGGTATCTCCCTCCCTGTTTACGCTCAGAACTTCACGCCGTCACTGTACATATTTTTTCGTGAGAGTTATAAACATAGAAGGAGAGGAGTGAAAAATTTGGAGAGAAAAGGAATTAAGTACTTACGAGATAAGTTGGTAACAACTACTTATCGAACAAATTTACGATATAAGCAATACGCCATGAAGCATGAGGAAATGCAAGTCGGTATAACAATTCCGATGTCGTTAAGACAACAATATTTGTCGGTTTTGGGCTGGTGTACTAAAGCTGTAGATAGTTTAGCTGATAGGTTGGTATTTAGGGAGTTTGAAAATGATGAATTTAGGGTTAATGAGATATTCGACCAAAATAACCCTGATATATTCTTCGATTCAGTAATATTAAGCTCTTTAATCGCAAGTTGTAGTTTTGTTTACATTTCGAAAGGTGATGAGGGTATTCCAAGATTACAAGTTATTGAAGCGTCTAACGCAACGGGTATAATCGACCCAATAACAGGGTTATTGACTGAGGGCTATGCTGTATTGAAACGTGATGACTATGGAAAAGCAGTAATTGAGGCGTATTTTACAGATTCAGAGACTGTAATTATTGATTCAAATTCGAAAGAAACGACAGTAATTCCAAATACTGCGGGTATACCTCTATTAGTGCCTATAGTACATGCTTCTGATAGTGTTCGACCTTTTGGAAGGTCAAGAATTACAAGATCGGGTATGTATTATCAGAAATTAGCAAAAAGAACCCTTGAGAGAGCTGACGTTACAGCTGAATTTTATTCATTTCCTCAAAAATACATCTTGGGTATGGATGAAGATGCTGAGCCACTTGAGACTTGGAAGGCTACAATTTCTAGTATGTTGCAAATAACAGCTAGTGGTGATGGTAACAACCCGACTGTTGGGCAGTTCACAACACCTTCAATGTCGCCTTTTACAGAGCAGTTAAGGACTGCAGCGGCATTATTTGCTGGGGAAACGGGGTTAACCTTAGATGATTTAGGGTTTGTGTCTGATAACCCTTCAAGTGTCGAGGCAATAAAAGCGTCTCATGAGAACTTAAGGTTGGCTGGTCGCAAAGCTCAACGTTCTTTGGGTAGTGGGCTTATAAATGTAGCTTATGTGGCTGCTTGCTTACGTGATGATTTTCATTACAAACGAAGTTCCTTCATTAAAACAAAACCTAAATGGGAGCCGTTATTTGAGGCAGATGCAAATATGCTGACATTAATAGGTGATGGTGTGCTTAAGTTAAACCAAGCAATTCCTGGATATTTAGATGCTAAGGTTGTTAGAGATTTAACGGGTATTAAAGGTGATTTAAACGCTGTACCAAGGGTTGAGGAGTCTACTGCAAAATCTACTGATAGTGGAGATAAGCAAAAAAACAGGATAATATCCACTTATGAGATTACTTCACTTTTGAGTAATTATCAAAAGGGGGTAGTTTCTAAAGAAAACGGGGTATTATTGCTGATGTCGATGGGTCGTTCCAAAGAGGAGGCTGAAATGATGCTAAATAATACGGAAGTGTTGGTTGATTCAAATGAGTAATGAGATTTTACAAAAAATAACGGCGACTTTTGAGCAAGAATTGAAGGATATGGATTTTAATGCAAAAACTTATGCAGATGTAAATGAATTTGCATTAGCGGTTGGGGAGACTTTAGC